CAAGGCATTATCAGAACGCATCGATATTTACTCAGGTGGTAAACGTGGCGACGCAGCATTCGACGGCTTTAGAGAAGCGTTCGGTGTGCCTAGAGTTGGCACCGTGCCAAAGCCGGGAATGCCTGCACCTGGTGCTCGAGGCAACGTGAACATCACGATTAACACACCTAAAGTCAACGCGCAGGACATCGTCAACACAGTTAATAACGCAACCCGAAATGGCTTTACCGGCACTCTTAGATCACTCAAGGATTAGCCATGGCTGTAATAAACAACTTCGACATAGCCACCGATCTAAAAGTTGAGATGCTATTACCGCAAGACGTGAACAATGTCTTTGTGCTTGGCGTCAGCTTGTTAGGTGGCTCGGATGTTCTAGGCACAGACGGCGCAGGCACATTAGCCTGGCAAGACCTAGCCTGCGAAGTGAACCGAGTTCAGACGACCATTGGCGGGTCAATAGCATCCAACGTCTACTTTCAAGCCGATGCAGGCCGCGCCACCATGAACCTACAATCATGGGAGTTCGACCCAAACAACTATTCGTTCATTAGGCCAGGCACCGAAGTCCGAGTCAGACTTAGCCGCGGCCTTTACAGCCGAGTCTTGTGGCATGGCACGGTGGACAACATAGATGTCACTTATGCACCAGACCAGCCAAACCAAATTACGATCCAGGCAACAGACTTCTGGGCACTCCTGGTCAACCGTCGATTCGACTACCAGCCAGTCTCAGCACTATTGCCGAGCCAAGCCCTCCAGCTCGCAATCGACGAAGTCGCCGCGACAGGCTTTGTTATCCCATTCGACAGTTTCAGCGTCAACCCAGAATGGTATATGACGGGCACCGAAGTCTTGAACGCCACTTTCGGTCAAATCGCTGCCGAATGTTTGACCACAGGACTGGGCTTTATTCACATCGATCCAAACACCGGCTACCTAATTTACAGACCTCGAGCCAACAGCGGCATACCGACCTACACAATCGGCAACAACCACGGCGACCCTGGTCACTTGTGCATGGCAGACCTTGACTCAGTCACCCAGTCAGACGACATCTATAACACCGTGCTCGTCAAACAAAGATACGAGTTCATGGGCGACCCACTATTCACGCAGCTCTACACAGACCAGGACTCAATCGACCTATTCGGGCAACGCTCAGAAGACTTTACCGTTGATCTAGCGACTACATTCGACGCAGACGCATGGGCTAACGCTGTATTCGCGCCCAAGCCAATCACCCGTGTGCGAAGCGTGGTCACACCTACAATCGACCGAAGCCGTGACCTAACTGAAGCGGCCGAGTTCATGCCAGGCGATTACGTTGGAGTTGTCTATGAGACGGATAACATAGACATAAACCAAAACTACACAGTAACCAGGGTGAGTCATAGCATCGACGTAAACAACTGGTTCACTACCCTAGAAGTATGGAAAGAGTTCTAAATGGCTAACGGCTGGTTCGACTTTGTAAACGGGCAGACGCTCCCAGCGTCACGTGTCCAGGACTATCTCATGAATCAAAGTGTTATGGTCTTTGCCGATGACAGCGCGAGGACTTCTGCACTTTACGGTATTACCACTCAGGGCATGGTCACTTACCTAATTTCGACAAACTCTTTAGAAATGTTTGACGGCTCTAACTGGGTTTCGACCGCACCTGCAATTCCAGATTCACTCAGCCCAATTCTCTTGATCGGAGCATAAAAACATGGCAATAAACTACAAAGTTCTCGGACAGGCTCACCCAGCTGGAACGGCCGACACTGACCTTTACACAGTTCCGGCGGGAACCGAAACAATCGTTTCAACTTTGACAATTACAAACGTCACTGGCACAGCTGTTAACGCTCGAGTCTGGGCAAGAATAAACGGCGCGGCGACTGCACACGTAAACGCTATTATTTACGACGCACCAATTGCCGCTAACACAACTGCAGCATTCACTCTTGGTTTGACTCTTGACGCAACCGACATCATCTCGGTTCGCAGCTCGACCGGCAACACCTTGACGTTCCAAGCATTCGGCAGCGAGATTAGCTAATGAGCGTAACCGTATTTCCGGCTGCCTCAGCCGCAAGCAAAACTGAAAAGATAGATATCGTAACAAGCACAGGAGCATGGGTTGCTCCAACTGGCGTCACTTCAGTCGAAGTAATTCTATGTGGCGGCGGCGGCGGCGGCCAAGGTGGAGTTCCAGCTACGACCACAGGCGGTGGTGGTGGAGGTGGATCGTTGTTCTACACAAAACTTACGGTGGTTGCAGGAACCTCTTACACAATCACAATCGGCGGCGGTGGCGCTGGCGGTGTTGGTGGTGCACTAGGTAATGGAGCAGCTGGCACTAACTCATCTTTCGGCGCACTTCTCACAGCAACTGGCGGTGGAGGTGGTGGAAACGGATCTACCTCGTTTGGCTACGGCGGCAGTGGCTCAGGCATGGGTGGCTGGGGTGGCTCTGGAGCGGCAGGTCTTACACCGTTCTATGGATTCCCTGGCGGACAAGGATCATTCGGTTACGGCTCAGGTGGTGGAGGTTATTCACAATCGCATCTTCAACCTGGCACAAACGGGTCTGGACGCGGAGGCTCTGGATCAACCGCATTTAGCAATGGAACTGCAGCTATAGCAAACTCTGGCAGTGGCGGCGGCGGCAGTTATGGCTCAGGTGGAGCTGGCGGTTCTGGAATCTGCATTATTAGGTATTGGAGTTAAACATGGCACACTTTGCAAAAATTGAGAACGACGTAGTGACACAGGTAGTTGTCGTTGACAACTCTGAAGAGCTGCGTGGACAAGAATACTTAAACAGCCTTGGCCTCGAGGGCACTTGGGTTCAGACTTCATACAATGCCAACTTTGGCAAAAAGTTTGCAGCGATAGGAGACACCTATGTTGCAAGCACAGGAAACTTTAAGTCACCACAACCATTCCCTTCATTCAAATGGAACGCAACCGACTGGGTTTGGAAAGCACCGAAAGATTATCCAACCGACGGAAAAGCGTATGTTTGGAACGAAGAAGTGACCGACTGGGTAGCAATCTAAAATGCCCGAAACCACCGACAGAGAGCTGCTAATCACAATCATCAAAGACCTGGCAACACTCAAGGCCGAGATGAACGGATACAAGCAACTTGAGCGCGACGTTCGTGAATTACAAAAAAAGATATATCTATTCATGGGTTTCGCCGGTGCTATCGGTGGTTCAATCGTCGCAATCGCACAGGGAGTTATGACCAATGCCTAAGCAAGTAACCGTTCAAACATTCCACCCAGCCAAGCCGTCGCGCATTAGCGATACATTCGGCACTCACAGCGCACTACGCAAGAAACTAGGGCTAGGCTCACACCGGGGAATTGACTACGCCGTGCAGTCAGGCACACCGCTCCTGGCAATCGGATCAGGTCGAGTCAAGAACATGGGCCACACGAACGTGCTCGGCTACTTCATCGAGATCAGCGCACCGGTTATCCAGGCAGGCAAGCTCGAGGTTGTCATCTTTGGCTATTACCACCTGCTCGAAGACCAGGAGCAATTCTGGAAAGTTGGCGACCCAGTCAAAGGCGGCCAAGTCCTATGCAAGTCAGGCAACACAGGCACAGCCACATCTGGCGCACACCTGCACCTAATGGCCGGTGACAAAATCAACCTGGCAACCAGTCCAGTCTGCGACCCGCTACCACTCATCGAGGCCACTCTCACGCCTCAGACAATCACCGTCGACGACGAGGAGAAACCAGTTGCCAAAAAACCAGCTGCTAAAAAATCTGCTAAAAAGTAGCCCACTCAAAAGAGTCACCCGCGTCGCAGCATTCGCGCTCGGGGCTGGAATCGCCTTTCTAGGGGCTGGAAGCCTCCAAGGGTTGCAACCACTCGAGTCTGCCCAGTTTGGTGCCACAGGAGCCGTCCTAGGGCTTCTCATGGCTATTCTGTTCACCTACGCTGGCAAGGGTCAAGTGCCAGACGAGGACTTCGATAACTCGATCAACTCGGCAATCGAAACGGTCAACTCAAAAACAAAGAAGAGTGACAAGTAAGCCCTATACTGTCATCACCTAACACAGAAAGGCCTGACATGGCATCATTCAACGTCAACGACTACGATCCAGTAGAAAATCGCATTCATGAGTTCTGGAAAGACCATGAGCTTGGGCGCATCCACACCGAAATCGTGCTAATCAACGAGACCGAAATCGTGATAAAGGCAACCGTTTACGCCGACCGAGACGACCCAAGACCGGTGGCAGTCGGCTTTGCCCAGGAGTCGCGCAAATCTGACCCAGTAAGTTTCGCCGAAAAATGCGAGACCAGCGCAATCGGCCGCGCACTAGCAAACATGGGCTACAGCCCAAACCTAAAGAACAAGTTCTTACGAGCTAGCCGTGAGGAAATGGAAAAGGTTCAGCGCGGTGGCGCGATGCAAAACGATCGTGACTGGGAGCTCGAGCTCGATGTTCTCACCACCGAAAAGAACCTGGTTGGCCTGCGCGCACTCCGCAAGGACGCCGTCAAGTCACTACAGCCAATGGAGCTAATCACAAAGATTGACGCCGCCGGCAAACTAATCAGCGACACGCCGTAAAGTA